ATAAATATACAAATAATCTACATATAAACAAAAGTTAATAACAACTATTTTTAAAATATATCATATTTTTCTTTATAATAATCCTCTAATATTGTTTTTATTTTTTCAATATATATAGAGGCATCTAATAGTTCTTCTTGTAAATGACTTAACCATTCTATATCGTTTAGGTCATTACGTTCCATAGATGTGCCATATTTTTTTAGACCTATTTCAGCTCGTTTCCTAATCCTTTTTATTACTTGTTCTTCTATTTTGCTCATATTTTATTATTAAAAAAGTAATTGTTATTATGATCAGTATGTTAGGATGATCATTACAAAGTCCTAATAAGTGTTTAAATGTTTCCATAATTAATTTGTTCTAAATATATAATATAATGAGTCGCCTATTTTGTATTCGTATTCGTTACCATCATAAATACCAAAATGATGTCCATAACCATCAGCATTGTAACAATTTTCTGCTGTTTGTTCCCAATCAATAGCTAACCACCACAATTTATTTAATTTTGTTCCGTCAAAATAACATTCTTCTGTAACTTGTTGAATCTCATCTTTATAAATTTCCCAAATATAGTCTTCGTTAATAAAACGATATTCTTCGCCGTCTATATCGGCATAAAAATGATCAAAATCGTTGATCAATTTATCTTCTAATTCTCTTACCTCATCCCTGTTTATAGTTAAATCTAATTCGTGTGCTATACATTCTAATACTTGCCTTCTCATATTCCTATTTTATTTGATATTAAAGCGCCAATACTTTGTGCGATAGTTTGTTGTTGTTCTAATTTATCTTTTGCAATCATACGACCACAAATAGGGTAACAATATGTATGGTAAGTTTGACCTTTGTCTATTGATTTTTTACCTAATGTTATTTTTTCTGTCGCATAATGCTGTTTACGACCATTATAACCCATAACATTACGGTCAGGAGTTTCTGTTTTTACACTTCCAATGTATTTGTTACCAACCATAAAGTCAATATGGTAACCACAGTTTTCGTAAGGATAATGATGTTTGCTCATTGTTTTATGTTTTATTGTTTATACAAATATAATAAATTCTAATTAATTAACAAAAGTTAATATAAATTATTATCTACGTATTCATAAGTTTCTTGATCAATATATTCTAATATTTCAGCATTAGTAATTAATTTGCCATTTTCGTCATACACTTCAAGTATTTCTACATCGTGTGGTTCTGGTGGATCAAAATATGTTCCTGCTCTTCCTAAAGAATAATCAAATTCAACCTCGTAAATGTGATCATCGTATTCTATTTCTATATTCATTTGTTTAATTGTTTTATAGTATAAATATAATAAATATCTATTATATAAACAAATGTTTATAAAACTATCTTATTGCGTAAGAACCATAATTAGGCCTGCTCAATTTGTTTACAATCGAGTAACGGAGGGAGTCTATTGCGTGATTAAAAGCATCTATTGGCTTATTTGTGAGTTGTCCGTTCTTATCTTCAATGTATTTATAATTACGAAGTTCTTTAATTAAATTAATACTGTTTTCAGTAGCAACCAATTTATACCTTCTTATCATATCTATACCAATATTTATAGAGCCTTTATAAGTTGGCTTTACATTCCACCCCATTCGGTGTATCTCTTCAATAGATTTTGGCTCGGCACTATCACAATATATCTCATCTCGTCTGTCAAGTTGTAAACGTTTTAATTCGTTGCCTATATCTTGGTTGGTCATACCTGTACGATATATTAATTCATTTACATACATTGTTTGGTCTAATACATATGTTTCAACTAATGCTGTAGGATCATTGCTAAAACCAAAGTCTAAACCCCTTGCAATAAGTTTTGCTTGTTGTGGTATTTCGTTTATAGTGCTAAATTTAAATACAAGTGATCTACTTTGTCCCCTTTCTCCTAATCCATATACTCGCCAATAATTTTCATCTGTATCTTTTAAACGTTCAATCTCATCTATGATGTTTTGTGGTAAAAATGGATTGTCCTTGTATGTTGTTTGGTGAAATTCTACATCTTCACGAGTAAGCACCTTATCATATATCCAATGGAACTCGTCTGATGGGTTATAATCTATTACTATTTTTTCTGTGGTACGGAATATAAGTTGTTGCCAATCTTCAAACGTTATTTCATTTGCTTCATTAACAAATAATAAATCTCTCTTACGCCCTCTAATCTTTTGTGCTTGATCAAGTGATATAAATTCTATTAGGTTGTCGTTTATGTGATATTCATTACCACTTTTATTATGATTCGCCTCATTGTATATTTGATACTTTTTTAATATGTCAAAAAAATCCCTCATCACTGTACCTCTTACAGCAGGGAAGGTTTTACGACAAATTGTTATTATTTTACCATTTTGATCATAACAATATTTAAATATTAACCATAAAAGTATATTATAGGTTTTGCCCGATCGAGTACCACCTTGCTCAACCAATATTTTTTTTTGTGCATTATCACAATGCTTAAACACCTTATTGGTCGTTATCTCCACTATCGGTATCTATAATTTTAATTTCAAATAATTTTTCTCCCTCTGCACCTGTTATTTCTTGGCGTTCAACATAACCTCTTTTTTTGCCTTTTGTAGCTAAATAAAATTTAATCAATGAAGTATTACCTTCTTGTATTTGTTCAAACATTTTACTCTCTGTAAAATCAAGTGCTACATTGCCAATGTCTTGTACTTGTTTTTTAAATTCATCATCATTATTATAATACTCATAAAACGTAGAACGGTGTATGCCTACATTTTTACAAGCTGTCGTTACTACGCCCATTGACTTTTCAAGTGCATTTATTAAACTTGCCTTTGTATGTCGGATTTTGTCTGATTTGCTCATTTTATATACTTATCTAAATTTATGTTATAATCATAACCAAACTCATTTAACAACTGTTTTAATTTACCATTAGGAAAACTTTGTGAAGCATATCCAAGTTTAAATACATAATTTTTAAAATTTGTTAAATCAATTTTATCGTGCCTTTCTAAATATTCAACAATTTTATTTTTGCTTGATTGTTTCTTAATACCATCAAATATGTTTTGTTTTGATTTTATTCCTAACTCTGTAAAGTATTTATGTATGTTACTTGCGTGATTGGTTAATTTTAATTGTGGTTTAGTATTGTGGTTAAAGTGTCTTATATCTTCTTTTATTATTTTTCGCATAATAGCAATCTGTTGTTCTAAATTATCAAACAAATATGGATAATTCTCTCCTACTAATTCTGGAAAGGTACATCTATTTGGTACAATTACTATTTGGTCATTCATAATACTCTCTGCTATACTAATGCAAAATGTTTCGTGCCTACTGTTTATAACATTGGCGTGACATTTAGATAATTCCTTTAAATAATCATTATGTCTTGTAAATGATTTAACAATAGCGTAAGGCTTTTTATTTATTGTATTTATATTGTCTTTATCTCCTGCTGTTAATATCACTTGAAAATCTAATCCTTCTGTATGTAACTGATCAAATATAGCAAATGTATCTTTCCAATTTTTATATCCATCTAACCTATGGTTGTATATGAAAGTAAATTTATCATATTTCGCATCTTGTTTGATTTCATTACAATATCCACCTAAACTAACCACACTTTTGTCTTTTAATAACGATATTTTATTAGAATTTAGCACATCATTAGCCTCTTCTAATAACATTTCATAACAATATTTTGTATGGAAGAAATTTACATCTGCACCTAAACTGCCAATTAATTGATCATAAAGGATGTGCATACAAGGTAAATAACTTGTAATACGTTCTAAACTTCGGTGTATTACATAATGGTGATAATTAAATACTTTAGGTCTAAAATCATCAACAATAGTATCTTGAAAATATCTTAAATGGTGTCCTTGTTCAACAACATTATTCCAAATAATATCAAAAGAGTATTTTTTAAATATTAACCTAAATATATTACTATTGAAATGTATTACTTGGTGCTTTTTAGCCTTTGGCATTGGTACTTTTAATATTTTAACCAAAGAATTTAAATCATCTTTTACATATTTCCTATTGGAATCTATTAAAAGAAAAAAATTGTAACGACCTGTCTTTAACAATTCATTACAAAGCTGTTTTATTATAATATAATTACTATCGGCGTTTAACACATCAACAGACAACATTGGATATATTAATACATTTAATTTTGGATCTTGCATATTACATTTGGATATTTTTTTATAAACTCTTGAAAATCTTGTTCCATTTTCTCATATTGATAATATGGCATAGATAAACTAATTATAACTTCATCTGTTTCAGGTGTTTCCTTTTCTTCTGTAAAGTCGCCTTCGTCAAATGTTTCTTCTAACGCCAATACCTCTAATCCCCAATCATTAAGTTCTTGCGTGTCCCATTCATTTGCAAGTAAATCCCAATCCCATTGTCCAAAGCCTACATTATCTTTTATAATAAATTCCTTTTGTTGCTCTGGTGTCAAATCATCTACTTTAATAACCCATACTTCTTTTAAACCTGCTTCTATACTTGCTTTATATCGCATATTGCCTCCAAGTATTACATCATTCTCATTAACAACAATTGGTCTTATTTCAAGCATTTTAGGAAATTGTTTTATGCTTTTAACCAATTTATTAAATTTAATATCCTTTATAAAACGTGGATTATTCTCATTCTCACGTATTTCTGTTATTTTAACTTTCTGTGGTTTCATTTATATATTCTTGTATTTGTTCTTGTTCAATTTCACTGGTATAAACATCATTTAAAGAATTTGATAAAATATTTAAATTATTATCTTTTAACTGTTTGATTTTATGAAACATTAATTCTAATTTTTGATTTCTATCTAAATTTTCATCACAATTTAATATCTCATCTAACCAAATATTTAATTTTGTATTGTATTTAGAATAAATTTCATAACCTTTTAATGTGTGTAAAACTGTTGCG